ATTGAAGATATCTTTTCTCCATGTATTACGGGGAAGTTGGTGTTCTATGATGTTTATGGTCTTTTAGAAGATGGTCCTTTCACAGGAAATGAGATGATAAGTCTTGTTTATGGTATTGAACAAGATAGAGAACTCATTTTTCATATCTGGAATGTCAAAAGAATAGTCCAAGCCTCTGAAGTCAATTCAACAGCAGAAAGTCTTTTAGAATTACATTTTGTCGATCAAACTTATTACAATATGTTTGTTCAAGAATTTAGTAGGTCCTATTCTGAAGGAACACTTTACACTGATGTTGTAAAACATATTTTTGAAAATATGGTTGGTAGACAATCAGGGAATCTAAAAATTGAAAAAAGTAAAAATTCTCTTCATGAAAATTGGGCTATGCCATATTGGAATCCTATTGAAGCAATAAGTTGGCTTCTAAGGAAAGCTATAGGTGAGAAAAGTGGTACAAGCGGCTATGTGTTTTATAATAATACAGATGGTGGTTTCAGAACAAACATTTATACACTGAATTACCTTTTTGGTGAAAATAATATACTTGATGCTCAGGATTATATTTTTGAAGGTGATAATACAGAAACACCAAATAAAATCTATGAATGGTGGATAAGTGGTATTGATAAAGGTGCAATGAAATCATGTGTGTATGGTGGTCACTTCAAAGGATTTAATCCTCATACAAAGAAATTATTGAAAAAAATATGGGATTTTAGCGATGGTGTTGCAAGCACTATGGTAATGGGTAAAAAGTCTTTTCTTCCCAATATTTCAGATACAAGTAGTTCTATTCAATTAGGTAGCCATACTGAAGAAGAATTACAAAACGAGCTTTATGATAAATGGCTGAAGAAATACACTATTCAATTTATGGTAAATATTGTTTTACCAGGCAATGAAAAACGATATGCAGGACATCAAATTCAAGTGAGATGGCCAAGCCGGGATACGGTACAGAAAAAATGGCAAAAACAATTAGAGGGAAAATATCTTGTAAAAAGTATTACTCATAGTTTTGTTGGTTCAGAACGAAGTAATATAAACTATATGCAACGAATTGTTTTATTGAAAAATGGTTTTCAAGATAGTAATTCTAAAGCCTTATTAGGTTCGACAAAAATAAATACTTTGTCTCGAAATATAAAATCATTCAAATTAGTTAGCAGTGGTTAAATTATGATAAAAAGTGATGGAACTCTTTATGGTTTTTATAGAGGTGTGGTCGAGGATAATAATGATCCTCTAAAAATGGGTAGAGTACGAGTTCGAGTTTGGGGTCTTCATACTGACAAAAAATCAAAATCAAATACAGAAGGTATCCCGGTCGATGAATTACCTTGGGCAGACCCCTGTTTACCTATTATGGGAGGAGGCATATCTGGTTTTGGAATGTTTGGTGTTCCTGTAAACGGAAGTCATATTATGGTATTTTTTGAAAATGGTCAGTATCTTCAACCTAGATATTTTGCATCTTTGCCTTCGTTTCCAACAGAAGCACCCGATCCTAGCAAAGGTTTCAATGATCCAGATGGAAAGTATCCACGTCGAGAAAGATTAAATGAGCCTGATTGGCCCCGATTGGCCCGAGGCGAAAAGAAAGATACTTTGATTACAACAAAGAATTCTCTTAGACAAGTGAATGAACCAAGATCACCGTATGCTGCTAGATATCCTCATAACTTCGTTTGGGTTACTCATAGTGGTATTACAATAGAACTTGATTCAACACCTGGTCAAGAGAGATTACATTTTTATCATCCATCGAATAGTTATGTTGAGATTGATAAAGACGGTAGAATGGTAATTCGAAGCCAACAAGACACTATTACAGTGGCTATGGGTAACAAGAATGAGCATGTTGGTGAAAACTGGACAGTAAAAATAATAGGAGATGTCAATATTACAGCAGATGGAACGGTTACGATTCAAGGCGCTTCAATTCTGTTGAACTAGGAGAGAATTATGGTACTTCCTATATCTTTAGACCCATGTGAAGATTTGAATGCTCTAATAAACCAAAAAACAGGTGATTTAGAACAAAAGGGTGTTTGGCTTAGAAGCTATATTGAAAATCTAAGACAAGAAATAAGAGATTTTGCCGATATACCATCTACTCAAGAAGCTCTTGACAATGCGATAGCAGCGGCCTCTGTGAACGATATAAATGCAGGTACAACGGCTATTACTCAGATTAGAAATTTTACCGGTACCTGTTTAGATCACGTTTATAATCAGGCTCGAAAGTATGCTCTTGAGATAGACGGTTTTATAACAGATGCATTAGATGATATAACGTCTTTTATAACTTTACCAGAATTTGATATGTTGTCTGCTCTAAGAGCTGCCAGAACGGCTCTTGGTGTTACAGGAATAGCAGCTCTTTTAGATGAGCTTGACGAACTTTTAGGATGTCTTGCAGATCAAGGATCAGAACTTGGTGTATGTTTGTCTTTGTTAGATAATTTCAATGATAGAATTGACGATGTTTTGAGATATACAGGACTGACATCTGAAGGAAATTTGAATTTAGATCACTTTGTTGATCATTTCAATCTTGATATTGATTCTACCGCACTTAGCAATTTGAGTGCATTAGATTTCAAAGTTGGTGATTTGACGACTGAAGCTCTAGCTAACGTCAAAAAGGCGATTCCAACAACAGTGAATCCGCCGACAAGGTATTGATATGGCTAATATATGCAGAATAGGAGATACAGGTGACGGTATATGTGATCCGCCAGGAGACGATCCCCATGCTTCTACTGGTCAAATTTTGAATGGAGCTGGCTCTGTTTATTCAGATGGGATAAATGTCGCAAGAATTGGGGATATAGTTCAGTCTTCATGTAATCATGGTACTTATGGTACTATTGTTAGTGGGGCCGCTACTGTTTATGGTGAGGGTATAAATGTCGCAAGAATCGGAGACTATTTTGATGGTAATTTTTCAGGTACCTTGATAGATGGATCACCGACGGTTTACGCAGAATAGGAGAATGTAATGGCAGATATTGATGTTATTCAAAAAATGGTGGACGATTTGCCTGCTGTTATTGAAAATCTTGATTTATCTATAACCAAGATTGATACAACCATAAACACATTACAGGGTCAACAAGATGCTATCGAGGACTTTGTTCAGTCTAATATGGTTACGGCTTCAGATGCTTGGATTGTCGCTAAAAAGAATGAATTGAATCCGACTTATGTTGTATGTACATCTGGAAATTATGGTATTACAAATCTTACTGAATGGGCGATTGTTACTCCATCGTGTACACCGCCACTTACTATAATTTATTCAGATGTTGATGTTACAAGTGGTGCACCATCTGCCGCAGAGACACAACAGTATAACAGACAGTTGGAATTTCCAATACTTTATGATTTTATTTATGACGATTTAAGTGTGGATGGCACATATGGTTTGGATGATAAAATTGATAAACTGGATACAGCTAAAAGTTTACAACAGAAGAATAGAACTATGTATGAAGATGTTTTGAAAAGTTTGAGTAAATATGTCTAAACTAAATATAAGAGAGAAAATAAAATGCCAATACGATCTTCAATATATTCAGACCTTGATATAGAACTCACTAAAGCGACTGATGGTGATGTTACCAGAGACAAGGATGTTGATGCTATAATCAATAGTTTGAACAATATTGTGGCAACAATGCAGGGCTCCCGTCGAATGTTACCAGAGTTTGCACAAGATTTATGGAACCTTTTATTTGAACCACTTGACGAAGAAACAGGTCGAGAAATAGGTAATAGATTACTTGAAGCTATTAGAACATGGGAGGACCGTGTAGAGGTAAGAAGAATAGATATTTCACCAGATTTTGAAAACAATACATATAATATCAAAACAGAGTTTGTAATTAGAGCTATTAGAGAAGTCCAAGAAGTAAATTTTATTTTTTATGCTCAATAAATTAGAGGGGTAATACACATGGCTACGTTGGTGCCGAATTATTTAGATATAGATTTCAATACGATACTTGAAAGGTTAAAGGAGCAAATGTCTGAATCAGATACCTTTCAAGATTATAACTATGAAGGTGCAAATATAACTATCTTGATGGAACTGCTTGCATATGTTTCAGAACTGAATGTCTATTTTCTCAATAAAATCGCAAAGAATGTTCACATTGAAACAGCAGATATTTATGAAGCAGTCAACAGAAATGCAAGACAAATGGGTTATGAACCTAAAGGTCCTGTTTCTTCAAGAGGTACAATCACAGTTACAGTTACAGGAGCAACAGCAAATCATCAATATAGAGTAAACCCTTTTACTCAGTTTGTTTCTACAGAAACAGATAGCGAAGGTGATTCGATTCTATTTTCTAATACAGTTGCTTATTCTGTTACCCCTACAGCCGGCACGTTTTCATTTGATATGTTTGT